CGTCGTCGTCGGCCTTTGTATTGCCTGGGTGCTGTGGCTATTCTGGTTCGCCGCCGTCGAGACCTGGACGGTCTTAGTATCGCCGCTCGTTATCGCCGGCGCCGAGCTCGTATTCTTCGCCGCCCTAATGTGGGCGTGGCGGTTGATAAAAGGAAAGGGGTAAAGGAATGAAGGCGTATACGTGTGGGGCACGGGCGATATTCGTCGAGTCGCCCGAGAATTGTCCGCTCTTAAAGAACGGCAACTGTGAGGATGGTAGGGCTTGCGACGCCGTCGAAGTTGTCGTAACCCCCAAGGCCGACCACGCTAAAACGCAGGCGGCGCTCGCGGCGGCGGATAAAGTATTAGCCGAATTTGAATTAAGAGTAGGTAGGCGGAGTATTACATTTGATGAAATTAAAGCAGCCCGCGAGCTAATCCGCGAAGCGAAGGGAGCCGAAGATGCCGGATAAAATAGAAATACCGCCGGAGCGGCCGTGCCCGTTCTGCGACGGTACGGGAAGAAGACAAGTACCAAGCAAAAAACATAAATACTTTTTTACCTCGGAAAATTGTACCCATTGCGGCGGCTCCGGCCGGGCGCGCATCTTCGACGAGGTAGCGGCGGCGGTGTTGAAGGACGGTAATTACACTTACGACGTATGCGATATCCTGTTGGATGATAATACCATCACGCACGAAGCGATAATAGAATGGGTCGGCACTGATTTCGACGATAAGCCAGAAAGTGAAGAGGATATTTGGATAGCTCGCGGCCCCACGCCCACCGCCGCCCTGGTAGCCGCGGCGGAGAACGCTAACCAAGGAGGTTAGGAGAATGCGACGAATATTGTGTTGGTTAGGATTTCACTATTGGTGGCCGAATGAACATAAGCGTAAATATTTTACAGTTTGGCGCGGTGAGTATCCTGATTATTTATATAGGATGTGTCCGTATTGCGGCGCCGAAGAAAAAATAAAAGTTGAGCGTCCCATTGGTGAAGATTAACCCCACACCCCCGGAGGTCAAGGTGAGCGACGAACCCGAACCCAAAGCCGAAGCCGTACCATTCACGGTGTTTCGCGTCGAGCGCGACGGCCACGTAACGCATACCCTCGCAAGGTTAGGGGAGCCGAGCCTCTGCATCCCCGCCGCCGAAGCGCGGGAGTTTTTCGAACGCGCCAAGTTCGTCGCCGGCTTGGTCCGGGCGTGTACATCCGAAGAGCTAAAAATTCAAAAGGACTTTATGGCACGTTGCGATAAATACCTGGCGACGCTACCGGATTAGGAGGACGACGTGAAAGCGAAATTTAAAAAAGACGATAAGGTTTCGGTATTATATACGCCAAGGGGATACGGCCATTCCGTAAAATTACTAGGAATAGTGTTACGTGTTAATAAAAAAAATGGATTTTGTGTAGTAAGAACTTTGATAAATGAGATGGGATGTCGAGAAAGTGAACTAACCCTCGTATGCCGCGCCGAGAACCGCGAAGATGGCGCGTAGCGATAACGGCGCCGTCATTATTGCCCTTGACCCCGGTTGCGTAACGGGGTGGGCGATATATCAGGGCGAAGTCCTGTTGAGGTTCGGCCAGTTCGGCGTATCGCGGAACGCAGACATAGACGGCAAGTTGGGCGCCGCCATCGAGGGGCGGTCTGGCCGCCCGAAGTATGGCACCCTCGTACACCCGTTCCTCGGCATCGTTGAGGAGGGCTCGGATTATTACCACGTGAGCCACAAGGGCGACGTCGGCGAACGGGCTATCAAAAATTCGATGCGGGTCAACTCGGAGACGCGCTTCCGGCTCGAGCGGAGCCTGCTGCGCTGCGGCGTACCGCACTTGGGCGTCAAGGGCGAGACCTGGGGCTCCGCGGAGAGTACGGTAACGGACGCGCTTGCGGAACTCGCCCGGGCCGGCATAACCGAACCGCCGGAATTTAGGATAAATAACCGCCGACATCAACGCGACGCTATCGTAATGGGCGGGCGTATGGTACGGCGCAAACTTTGGGAGCTTAAATAGCGCGGCAAGCGCGGAATGGAGTGAGGTAGGTATGGAACCCGAAGATTTCGAAGTAGAAAGTTTCTACCAAAAATATAGGGCTTCTGATATTCAGGAGTCCGAAATTCGGGCTATGTTCGGCCTTGCGGCCCGCGTACATTACGACGAAATATTCAAGGCTAAAGAACTTGATGATGAAGGTAAATATATCCTTGAAATTACAGAACGAATTACAATGGCTGGGATAACGCTAGTAGACTTTATAGCATTGATGATTTATATGGCTTCGGGTGTCGATTTTATTTGCCGTAACATAGAAAAAAGTCCGCTCGAAGATGTACCTGAAGACGAACCCCAAGCTTAACCCCCACGCCCGCGCGGCAAGCGCCGGAGAGGAGAGCGCGATGAGTAAAATCCTAAAGGTGGTAGGCGACGGCGACGGCCGAAGAACCTATGTCAAGGGCGGGCCGGCGTGTGAATCAAAGGGTCGTCATAGATACGATTACGGCAATATAATTAGTAGGTGTTTTGGGTGCCGGAATGGGATGTGGAAATATAGCGCTAGCGAAAATATAGAGTGTGAAGATTGCCACGCAACCGGCCTCCAGGCCGTCGAGCTATGGCCCGACGCGGAGCTAGACCGTTGGCTTGCCGAGCATTTCGAAACGTGGGATTTACGGATGCGGCGCGAGCTGCATACTAACGAGCCTACTTACTTCGTCGAGGGCGAACCGTTCATAATAAACCCGCCCGGCGCCGATACCTCCAGGGGCGCCAAGGTCGCGGCGGTTATCGCCGTGGCGGAGGAGGAGTAATGCTGACGAGAATTGAAAGGGAATATATCGGCTATTGCCAACAGTTCGAAGATATGTACGAACGTTGGGGCCGCGAGAAAATAAATACGATGGCGCGTAGTCTTATGGCGCGCGGGTTATTAGAGGAGGAGCGAGGCTTGTTGCTCGTAACGGATAAAGGCCTCGCCGCCGTAGCGGAGAATTCGTAACGGGCGCTGCGTGCCCGGAATAGGAGGCTGTGATGCGATATTTAAACGCGAAAGAGGAAAGAATTATAAAGGGCAATATTCCTTGGGAGCATATAGACCCAAACATAAGGGATTTGGTATCGTTTGCGAATACCATAAACGGATTAGCTACAGTCCAAAGTTGCGCTGGTCATATTAAAGCTCTTAAAACGGGCGGGTTTAATATATCTGACGCTCACATAGCTTTTAAGGGGACCGAAAGAATAATCCGAAACGCTTTATTCCAAGCCGTTCCCAAATGCAACATTCGAGATGTAAGTATAAGACGGTTCGATGACGGTAGTTTTTGGATTTGCGTCTATGTTGACCCCGCAGAAAAATCGAAACTTTACGAATTATTTAGGTTTATCAAGGAGGCTTAACGTGCGCCACTCCCTAACGGCTATAATCCTCACCGGATAAGTTATTTAAACTATTCAATAAGGAGGTGAAATAATATGAATCAGGCAAAAAACGAAATTCAACGGTTAGCTGATTTTCTTTTAAGGCGTTACCCAGACGAAATCGGTAAGGGAAATCCACAAAGCGGTGAAAGTGCCGTTGACGTAGCAATTCGCTTATTAAGTAAATAATAAGCGAAATGGGCGGTGTGGGTGGGCAAAGGAGGCCCCCTAATGCGCTACATCCTAACAGCGTTGGTCCTCGCCGGCGTCGCGGGCGGGGCGTGGGCGATAGGCGTAGGCGAATACGCAATAGAAGTTTTCGGATTAGAGGACGGCGGATTTCTCATAAAGTATATCTGGATTGAACTAGGCGCTGGTGGCGATTACGCCATTCTCTTGGGCGATGAAAAGGTTGGTACGTACCCAAGCTATGAAGAGTATCACTACGAAACGGCGACGTTTCACGTAGACTCCCTGGCCGATATAAAGCCCACGCCGGCGGAGATGGAAAAACGCTAACCGCGCGGGCGAGGCATAAAAGGAGGCACGGATGAGCGATTACCTTAAGCACGCAATCGACGAAATACTTGAAACGATAAAAATACATACGGAAGCGATAACGCTTTTACGCGAACGTATAGAAGCGTTAGAGAAAAAAGTCAATAGAAAGGAGCCTCTATGCCCACCGAAGACGACGTAGCGGCGACGGCGGAGAAGCTGGGTAAAACTAAAGTTTGGAAAAAAGGAACGTACAGCGAAACGATAGAATTATCCGAAGCCATAGGTTGGAATTCGGTCCATCGCCTCGCCCGCGTGGCGCTGGGGTTCTGCGAGGCGAGACAGGCATTTAGGGAAGAATCAGAAAGGCGGAAAAAATCGTGGATTCCGAAATGAGATTAGACCTTGACGCAATAGAGGCGCGCGCGGAAGCGGCGATTAACAATTGGGAACAAAATACCGAGCGTGCTTTACAGAGTTAAGCTTAAAGTATTATAACGAAATAATTTTAATTAACGCGGTGGGTAGTTTACCTATTAGGGTAAGTCGACAATTCGGAGCGGGCCGGAAGGTCGGGCGTACTCACCAAAATATACTCGTATTTTTTAAAGGCAACCCCGAACGCATAAAAAGGGAATTCGGCGATGGAACTTTTACGCTTCCCAAATAAAAAGCTACGCGCCCGCGTCATAAAAGAGTACGTCGCGGCGGCGGGGTATAGGGGCGTTGTATGTTTTTCCTGCGGTAACGCCTCGACAGCGTTAAAAGAGGCGGGGCTTTACGTTATTGACGTATCGCCGCGGGGAGAACTTGAGGCCCGTAAATGGTGGACGCCCGAGGATATACACCGTGCTTGGCCCGACTTATTCGACGCCACCAGTGGACACCTACCGTTGCCTTTAATGGTAAAAATATCAGCGGCTTTCAAAAAGTATTTAGGGCCGGAGCCTTATTCTTTAAACGTACCTACCGGCTCGGGCGAAACTATTTTAGCGTTGAAAGTAGCGTACCCGACGCTCGATTTTAGGCCCGTATATAATTTAGATGACGCTACTAAATACAATCCAGAAGCGCCACTTAATAAAGTAGTTGAAGGGATATGCGAAATGGAAATTATCAATGCCTAAAACCCGCGACGGCAGCGCGATACTCGCCGACCTACGGGGCAAGACCGCCAACGCCGCGGCCGAATACGCCGCCCGAGGCTGGGCCGTGTTCCCCTGCGTACCCGGCGGTAAAGTACCGCTGGGAACACTCGCCCCCCACGGCGTCAAGGACGCGACGACCGACGCGATGAAGATACGGGAATGGTGGACCGCCGAGCCTAACGCCAACGTCGCCATCGCCGCCGGCCGCTCCGGCCTCGTAATCGTGGACTGCGACGGCACCGAGGGTATAGGTGCCTTTACCTCCTGGGCCGACGCGCAGGATATACCGCTCGGCGACGTACCCTGCGCCGCGACGCCGAACGGCGGGCGGCATTACTATTTTGCGGCGGGGAACAGCCCCGCCGTCCCTTTATCCCCCCGCGTACGCGTCCTCCCCGGCGTCGATATCCGCGCCGGCGAAAGCTACGTCGTCGCGCCGCCGTCAACTTTTGAAGAGGAGAAATAGCTATCAAGACGTGGGATTGGACCCTCCCCCCCGACGACGGCGTACCTGCGGCGCCCACGGCGCTGCTTGAGCTGGCGACGACACCGGCGGCCGCGCCGGCGCAAAACGGCGCCGAAGAACCGATACCCGAAGGTCGCCGGGATATGGAGCTGACGCGCATCGCCGGCGCGTTGCGGCGACAAGGCGCTACGCAGAACGAAATACTCGCCGCCCTCCGGGCCGTCAACATCCGCTGCCGCCCGCCGCACGGCGAAAAGGACCTCATCCGCATCGCCCGCAGCGTTGCGCGGTATGAGCCGGAGCAGCGAAAATACAACCTTACCGACGGCGGCAACGGCGAATTCTACGCCGACGAATACGGCGACCGCGTGCGCTACGACCGCCGCCGCGGCGCGTGGTTGGTATGGGACGGTACGATTTGGGGTACAAACAACGACGGCGCGCTCACGCGCCTGGCCCTTAAAGCCGCCCGGAAGCGCGGTATGGCGGCGTATGTAGAAAAGGATTAATGACCTGGCGCGAAAAATACCTGAATCAAATCGTATGCGGCGACTGTCTGGAGTTGATGCCAGAGTTGCCGGCGGGAACTGTTGACTTAATTTTAACAGACCCGCCGTGGTTCGCGCCGGTAGCTACCTATACCGGCCGCGATGTTAAACGTAATTACGCCGACTTTGCGCCGTTAATTTATTGGTGGGAAAGGGGCTATATAAAAGAGGCAAAACGTGTTTTAGCGAATACGGCTTGGTTTCTATCTTTTTGCGGTAGTGTTTCGCTCTCGGTCTTCTATCCAACCATATATAATTTTTGGAAAGCCGTAGACGTATTGGTTTGGGATAAGGGCCGAATAGGTATGGGCCGCCCGTGGCGCAAGCAGTATGAATTAATAATTGCGGCCCACGACGAGGATTATTGTAAAGGGGATATGGCGACGCGTGCAGATATTCTTAAATTTACACCGATTAATCATACGAACCGAACACACCAAGCCGAAAAACCCGTTACTCTTTTAAGTGAATTGATAAAAGCTACTACGGCGGAAGGTGCGATAATATTTGACCCATTTGTCGGCACCGGAGCCACAGCCGTCGCAGCCCAAAAACTCAATCGAAATTATATAGGCCTTGAAATCAACCCCGACTATTGCGAAATAGCCCGCAAGCGTTTAGCGCAAGAGGTATTGATAAATGCCTAAATCCCTTCGCGAACGAACCATCGCCTGGGCGCTGCAAAGCGAATCCGCCCAGCGTATCCGCGCCTGCCTTGATATCGCGCGGTGCCTCCCGCCTATCGACGACGACGGCGAGGGCTGGGACGCCATAACGTATAAGCTGGGCTGCGCGAACGGCGTCATCAACCTCCGCATCGACGCCCTCGAGGCCGGCGTGAAAGAGGATAAGATTAGCCGCACGACGCGCGTCGCCTACAACGTCGACGCCGCGGCGCCCCGCTGGGAGCAGTTTCTGCGCGAGGTATTCGTAAATGACGACCTAATAGCATACGTCCAACTCGCCGTCGGCTATTCCTTCACCGGCGACATCTCCGAGCACTGCTTCTTCTTGTGCCACGGCGGCGGCGCCAACGGCAAATCGACATTCCTGGGCGCGCTAAAACACGCCGCCGGCGACTACGGCTACACCCTTCCCTTCACCGTTCTCGAGCCAAGCCGCAACGCTGGCGAAGGCGCGTCGCCCTATATGGCCGACCTTGACGGCGCGCGCTTCGTTACCGCCTCCGAGGTCCGCGAAAATACCAAGCTCGACGAGTCGCGCATCAAACTGCTCAGCGGCGAATATGACATAACCGCGCGGCGCCTCCACGGCGCACCCTTTACGTACCGGCCGCAACTCAAACTGTGGCTCGGCGTCAACCATAAACCCCGCGTTGCCGACGACACCGACGGCTTCTGGCGGCGGCCGCGGTACATTCCCTTCACGCAAAAATTCGAGGGCGATGCGCAGGATACGCGGCTCTTCGACGCGCTGCTGGCGGAGACACCCGGTATATTGCGATGGGTCGTCGAAGGCGCGGCGAAATGGTACGCCGCCGCCGAAGCGAACGGCGGCCGGCCGGTTCTCGCCGTCGTCCCGGGCGCCGCGGAGCTACTAAAGGAGTGGCGCGGCGAGAGCGACCCTATACAAGAGTTTCTTAACGATAGATGTATTGAAAATTACGATGTTCGCGCTGAGCGCGGCGATGTTTACCGAGAATATGACGAATGGTGTAGCGATAACCGCGTACCTCACAAGGAACGCCTAACACGTAACGGCTTTATAAGAAGATTAACCTCTCGTTACGATACTGTTAAAGTTGGCAATAGAAGATTTTTTAAAGGTTTAGGGTTAATTGATGAGAATACGGAGTCCGCATTTTAAGAGCGGCACAACGGCACTTTAAACCCCCATTTGGTATATTATACATACGTGGAAGTTACTATAGAAAGAAAATACGCAAATAGGCCTCTAAAGTGCCGCAAGTGCCGTAAATGGCTATAAGGCGGTCAACAATAACGGAGGTTCGCTATGGTAGTACTCAACGGTCAGGTTGACACCGAGGAGGTATACGTTGGCTGGAAGGCTATCGCCGCGGCGCTGGGCGTGTCGGTAACGACGGCGAAGCGATGGCGGCGTAAAAATAAGTTGCCGGCGTATAAGGTTGTAGGTCAATTTCGTGCAAGTAGGGCGGAAATAAAGGCGTGGATGGCCGGTTTTGGCCTAAAAAAGCCTAAATAAGTCGATTTTGTTATCTTGTCAAAGGGGATATTATCGGTTATGCTTATAGCGTGAAATTAGTATACAGCGAATCCTCCCTTCCCTGGCGACGCACGGCCTTTAGGCTGGCGTCGCCTTTATCGCAATTTAGGCCCGAGGTAGGCGCGCCGAAATAGCAAAGCCTCGGGCAGCCCTGCGGGGCGTATATGGTTAAGGCGAAGCAACCGAATAAAACGGTGGATAACGGCCGTAAGGCTAATGGCCAGTTCGGCGCCGGTAACGATTTTGGCGAGCGTTCTGGGCCGTATAGCAAGCAGGACCGCGAGTGGAAGCGGCAGGCTGAAGAGGCGATGCGGCGTGCGGTGCCCGTTGAGCGCCTTGAGCGCATAATGGACGTGATGGCGCAGAAGGCCGAGGATGGCAACGCCGAAGCGGCTAAGTTTATTGCGGACCGCTTACTTGGCAAGGCACCGCAGCAGCTCAACGTCGGCGGCGCCGACGGCGGCCCGCTTGAACTAACGGTAAATGTTACGCCGCCTAAAAATAAATGAGGAATGGCCCGGTGGATCGAAGGCCCAAAAGCAATACACGGTTTATAAGGCGTGCGTTGATGGTCGTTATCGCCGCGTCGTCGTGCGGGCTGGCCGCAAGTTTGGCAAGACGTTTACCGCGGTCCGGGTTGCACGTAGCTGGGCGGCGGAAAGCCCGGGCGAGATTATTTTATTCGCGGCGCCGGAGTTCTCGTACTTGCGCGACCAGGTTGTACCGGAGCTGATAAAGGACATACCAAACGAGGCGGTTAAGGGCGGTAGTTGGGGCGTCGGATATAATAAGTCGGAGCATATCTTAACTATGGGGAATGACGCGCAGATATTTTTACGGAGTATGGAGAACGCGGACTCGGTGCGGCCGTTGTCGGTTGCGGGTTTAATCGCCGAGGAGTTTAGCTTGTGGACTCCCTACGCGTGGAATGAGTGCGTCCGGCCGACGCTTATGGCGAAGGCGGCGCCGGCGCTGTTTATCTTTACGCCTAAAGGTATGAACCAGGCATACGAGCTTTGGGACCATGCGATATCAGGCGCTGAAGGCCATAAGGCGTTTCACTTCACGAGTTACGATGGCCCGGTGCCCCGGGAGGCTATCGACGCGGAGGCGGCGACGATGCCGGAGGGCGTGCGGCGCCAGGAAATATACGCCGAATTCCTTGAGGACTTGGGCGGCGTATTTATCGGCGTTCGCAAGTGCGTCGCCGGCGATTTAGAAGAACCGAAATATAAGGAGACTTATATTATTGGCTGCGACCTTGCGAAGACGCAGGACTTTACGGTGATGTGCGTGCTTAAACGCTCGAGCCGGGCGCTCGTCGCCTTCGAGCGCTTTAGCCAGCTTGATTGGGAGTTTCAGGTAGCGAAGGTCCAGGCTATGTCGAAGCGTTACTACGACGCGACGGTGCTGCTCGACAGCACGGGTCTCGGCGACCCGATATTCGACCGGCTGCGCTCGCTCGGCGCCCCCGTCGAGGGTTATAAGTTTACCGCGGAGTCGAAGCGCAAGTTGGTGGAGAACTTATCGCTCGCGATTTCGCAGGGCAATATCCGCTTCCCTGATATTCCGGAACTCGTAAACGAGCTTGAAATCTACGCCGCGGAGCAACTACCCAGCGGCGGCGTGCGCTACGGCGCCCCTTCGGGTTACCACGATGACTGCGCGACGGCGTTGATGCTGGCGGCGTGGAAGCTAAGCGGCAGCGGCCCCCCCGTCTACACGCCGGCGATTAAAGACGAGGGTTATCTGTAATGAGTTATCGAGCCTTGGAAAATATCCGCGACGCTATATTTAAGGTTTTAGCTCACAAGTACGAGTGGAATGATATTTCACTAGAGGAAGCGGCGCAGGCGGAAAAGGTATTAAAAGAGCTAGTGACTCGTAGCGTTACCTGCCCTAATTGCGGGGAGTCCGTTAGCATAGAAGCCTTGCTTAATTTGCTGGAGATATATTAATGGGCCTCTTCGGCCGCACAATCGTTAAAGAAAGCGAGCTTGCCGCGACGGAGACGAAGCTCCAGGAGACGATTAACAACGTCCAGGAGCTACGCCGCTGGATTACGTCGTATGCCGGCCGCTTCGGCCTGGGCGGCGCGCTGCGCGACGTTGATACCTACGAGCGCGAAGAGGTCAGTACCAACGCCTGGAAGATTTACCGCGAGAACCCGATGGCCGCGGCGTACGTCAATAACATGCTATACTTTATGGCGCGGCCCGGCTTTAAAATCTACCACAACGACCCGCAGGCGGACGAGGAGGTCCAGGCGTTCATCGAGGGCGATTATTACTACGATACCGTCAAGGAATTTATAATACGCGGCTTTCTGGACGGCGAGATATTCCCCGTCGCCTTCGCTAATACGCTGACGGGCGATATACGCGTCCGCGAGGTCGACCCACTCGAGGTTAAAGAGGTCATTACCAACGCCGACGACTACCGCGATATCGAGGCGCTGTACCGCGAGTATACGCGCCGGGAGTATTCGTACACAACGCATGCCTGGACGCCGACGATACTCAAGGAGTTCATTCGCCGCGACGAGCGCGTTGAGGGCGAGGCGTACACGCTGCGGACGTTCTTTGCTTGGAAGCGGCCGACGTTGTCGAGCGCGACGCGGGGGTTGAGCTACCTGGCGCCGTGCCTGTGGGATTTGACGCAATACAAGGAGCTCAAGCGGAATCGAGTCAACCTTAACCGCGCGCGGACGGCGTATGTAAATGACATTACGGTAAACGGGACGCCCGAAGAGGTCGAGGCATATCGCGCACAGTTAGAAGCGGAAGGTGCGCCGGGGCCGGGCGCGACTCGCGTTCACAACGATAAAATAACTTGGGATATGAAGTCTCCCAACATCGGCGCCGGCGACGCCAAGGATGACGTGCGCGAGCTTGGCCTGCAGATGGGCGCGGCGCTCTCGATGCCGGAGTTTATGATACGCGGCGACGCCGCTAATGCGAACTACGCCAGCACCGACGTCGTATACCAGGCGTTTAAAATAGTCGTCGAGGCGCAGGAGGGCTGGCACACCGATAACAACGTCGAGTTGTTCCGCTGGTTCCTTGAGCGCAAGGCGGCGGCGCGGCGGGTAAGCGAGGAGGCGGCGCGGGAGCCGGTCGTCGTCGTTTGGCCCGACTTGCCCGAGGACCAGGAGACGTTTAACGCGATGCTGCTTAACGCATTAGCGGTCGACGGTATATCGCTCGATACGTTCCGGCAATATTTACCTATACCCATAGACTCCGAGGCCGAGGCGGAGAAGGTCGCGAAGGAGAAGGCGGAGAGGATAAAGCAGGCGGGCGGCATACCGTTCGAGCACCCAGCGCCGGCGGAGGAGCCGGAAGAAGAGGAAGAAGTGGAGGTAACGTGATGTTTAAAGATTTGGGAATTAAAATAAACGTGGAAGGTATTGACGACGACGGTACGCTTCATTACGACCTCGCAGTTGACCGCGAGAAATTGAAGGCGATGCTTTATTCGGAAAACGAGGGGTGCTGGGCTGTCGGTAATTACATCGTAGCTCAAATAATAAAAGATAGGTTCGGCGAAAAGGGCGGCTTTATAGATTTAGGAGGCTTAATAGTAGGACGGATGCGTTTAGATGCCCGACGTTAAAACCACAGCGACGGTAACACTTGACAAGGCGACGGCCTTCCGCGCCGCCCTGGTACGCAACCGCGTCCAGCTCGCCAAGGGCTACGAGGAGGCCGCGGTCGAGGAGCTTTATACGTCGCTGCGGCAGGCGCACACGACTATAACGCAGGCTATCGCCGACGCGTACATCGAGGAGCCGAAGGACTGGAGCTACGATAAGTTGCTTCGCACGCGACGCCTCGAGGACCTCCGCGCCGGCATCGAGCGCGAGGCGCTGTACTTCAACGATAGCGCCCGCGAAATCACTGAACGCTACGCCAGCTACGCCTTTATGCGCGACGCCGAGAAGATAGCGGCGGAGCTGGGCGCGCTGGGCGTCCGCGTGCCGACGGGCTTTATAGATATGGCGACCGTCGACTACTTCGTAAACTATCCCATTAACGGCACGATATTCGGCGAGCGCTTCGCGCAGCTCTCGGCGACGATGCAGGCCGACGCCCGCAAGGCTTTGATAAACGGCCTGGTTCAAGGCCAGAACCCGAAGGTCATCGCCCGGGCGGTCAACAAGGCGACGGACATCGGCGCGCGGACCGCGGAGACTATTACCCGCACGACGATAATGAACGCGTCGAATATGGCGCATTCGGTTATCTACGAGCAGGCGGGGATTACGGAACTGCGGATACTCGCGGCGCTCGACGCCGATACTTGCGCGGAATGCCTCGTGCGCGACGGCAAGATTATCCCGGTAGCCCATGCGGCGGATATAACGCTGCATCCCGATTGACGCTGCGTCGCGGAGCCAGTAGTTGACTGGCCGGAGGGGGAGCGCCGCGGCAAGGAATACGACGCTGAGGGCCACGCGAAGACGACGGTATTCTCCGCCGACACGACGGGCAAGGATTACCTGCGCGGCTTACCCCAAGACCAACAGGAGAAGGTTTTAGGGTATAATAGGGTCCGGTTAATGAATGCTGGCAAGGTCAAGTTCGACGACCTTTGGAATACGAAGGGTGAACTTATATCACTTAAAACGCTTGCGCCGGGGCAACCGATATTGAGTAGGGCTGGAGAGGTATTACGGCCGGCGATTAAGCCTATTACTATTAAATCCGTGAAAGCAATCGAAATGATGACATCGGAGCACCAGGACTTCTTCGTTAATTCCGTGACGGGCTTTGATAAAGAGGCGAACGCCGTCCTGGATAAATCGCTTAATCATGTATACGGTAAAAAGTATCCGTTATTTGTGGAGGACAAGTTGCATTATTTTACCCTTGACCCCGAATTAAAATTAAGCGGCGAATATATTATGAGGAAAGACGGCGCTTTAATGATTAAGATTAATGCCGGCCTGCTCCCCGAGGAAATGGTGGATACTACTACGCATGAGTTTATACACGCCTTGGCCACCGACCGTTACGAAACCAATAAGACATTTCGCAACGCGCTAAATAAAGAGTTCGTTGAGTATAAAAAACCGCTGGGCGGCCGCAATATACTGGATCTTGATACGCCGCCGCGCAATTATATATCCGAAGACGCATATCTTTCCCCCGAGGAATATATAACCGAAGCGGGCGTAGCTTATTATAACCACAATCGAAGGGGTTTGTTGTCGCCCCGGACGGTTCAGCTATTAAAATCGCTAACAAGGTCGCCGAAATGACCCGCGACGAAGCCAAGAAGATAGTAAACGCAATCCAGGCCGTGCAGGATATGGGCCACGGCAGCGTCGAGGTCGTTATTCAGGACGGGAAGATACTCGATATTGTGAAAAAAGAACGCGAACGCATTAATTAACTAAGCCTGAGTTAAAAAGGAGCGCGAGCTATGTCTGACAAAGAGGTCAATGAGCAAATAGGCGGTATCATTCGCGGGGTGCTGGGCGATATCTTGGGCTTGATGGCGGAAGAAACGCAGAAGAAATTATTGGGCTTCCCGCGATATGAAAAGCGCAAATTTGAAGACCGCTCGCGCGAAGTCGGCGGGTTTATATACACGTGGGCTATAATCTATGAATCGGACGCTTATTCACAAGGACGTAACGTAATAGCACTATTCCGCGACGAAGAGATTTGCGACCAAGTACTTGAGTGGTTAAACACAAAAATTAGATAAAATGCGATACACTACTAAAGCGAAACAAGCTAACTAAGTAGCCTGAGCGAATAAAGCAGGGCCGCTTCCCGAGGAGACTCGGGGGCGGCCCTTTTTCATTATGGCGATTATACCGACGATATACGACCTAACCGGCCTCGGCGCATACGACGCCTCGAAGCTCCGGGGTGATTACTTGCGCCGGGCGCCGCGCTACCCGGGCGGCGCGTATGAGGGCGACGCCGACGGCACGGAGCTTATGAACGCGGTAGCGAACCCCCGCGCCTACGCCTTCGGCCCCGACGCTGCCGCCGAGCGGTGGGTGATGTTGGGCTTCGACGCCGTCGTGTGCGACGTGACGTCGCCCGTCTTTAACGCGATACGGTTCGGCCAGGCGTGGTGGTTAGCGAACGGCCTCGCCCTCCAGGTGGTAAGGCAATCGACGGGCGTAACGCAGACCTTCGCCCGGATTCAAACGAACGCGGACTGGTTCTCGCTTTGCGGCAAGGACGTGTGCTACGCCAGCCTTCCGGCCCTCGATTACGTGTTCGCGAGGTGCCGATTCAGAGATAAGCACCGATTTATTCTCGACGGAACGCTGGGCGACGTCTTCCAAGTCTTGGTAGACGACGACATTCAGCAGCTGACCCACGTCTCCGTATACGCTTGGGCCTATAAAATTTAGGAGGTGAACGATGGCGTTAATTCCAACGGTTTACGATTTAACGGAGCTCGGCGCGTACGATATTTCGAAGCTACGCCACGACTTCGTACGTACCGGCGCGAGCTTCCCCGGGGGGGCCCTCGAGGCCGTCATCGACGCCACGGAGGCGATGGATGTCAACGGCTCCGTTGACCCCGTCGTCTTCGGCTGGGGACCCGACGGCGTGGCGGAGCGGTGGGCGATGTTGGGGTTCAACGCAATTATAAGCGACGGCTCGGCGGCCTTTGACGGCGTCCACTTCGGCGAGACGGGGCCGTGCAATAACGGCGTTCTCCTCCAGGTCAACCGGCGGTCCACGGCCGTCGTCCAGACGTTCGATACGATTTTAGCCAACCCCGACTGGGGCCACGTAGCCGGCGCCGACGTGGTGGTGTTGCCGTTCGGCAAGGCCGATGACTGCATGCTCGCCAAAGTCGAGTTCCGCGACCACCATATCTTAATCCTCGAGGGTTCGATGGGCGACGTCTTCCAGGTAACGATACAGGACGACCTGACGGCGTTGACGGCGTTCCGCATTTACTGCTGGGGGTACAAGGTCTGATGCCGTACTCAAGCGTAGCAGCGGCGAAGGCGGGAAACTTCAACACGACCCTTAACGGCGTGACGTTGACGCTGGCGCAGATTAACAGCATCGCCGCGGCGTACGACGCGATAAAGGCGAAGGGCGGCGCCGAGGAACCGATGGCCGTCGCGGTCGCGCAGTTTAAAGCGAGCCACAAGAAAGTAGGTGATAAGTGGGTGGTTAAAGAAAGCGAAGGAATTAAGTACTTCGACGGCGAGATAAGGGAGGCTGCAATTATTGAAGCCGTCGAAGTTGTCAATTTCGTTATTCGTGAAGCTGAAGACGGCGGGAAGTTCCTCGAGGCTACGTTAATCGCCCCTGGTTTTAGCAAAAATACCGTTCGGTCAAAGCGTGGCAAGACATACCAGCGTCACTACGGCAACGGCATCCTGCGTGAAACGGCGCCCAAACTTGACGGCTTAGAAATCTACATCGGCTATGACGAACACAACGACAAGCTCGATTACCCGAAGGAGTTCGGCGTTTGGGAAGGTTCTCACTTTGAGGAAGGTCAAGGTATCCGCGGCGACATCCACGTTTACCCCGACCAGTACTGGGTGCTCGACAGGTTCAAGGTCAACCCCAATACGCTAAAACTTTCAATAGAGGGCAACGGCGGTTATCGCTATGGCGTGTTGGAAGGCAAACCAACAGCCGACGTTGTAGCCCTCGATGTAAGCCGCGCGCGCCTGGTAAAGCGGCCGGCGGCCGGCGGCGAAATAACCGGGATACGTGAATCCCAACAAGGAGGTGAAGACATGGAAGGTTTAACACTTTCGGAGCTCAAGGAAAGTCACCGTGACGTAGCCGAGGCGTTCAAAAAGGAAATCCTGGAGAGTGCCGAGAACGCTGCGGCCGGTAAGGCCAAGGACGACCGTATCAAGGAGCTCGTGGAGGCTGCTGAGAAGGACAAGGCAAAGTACGCGGAGCTCGGGACTAAACTCAACGAGGCAAAAGGCGCCGAGTTAATTGAGGCCGCGTTCCCGGAGGACTTGCCGGACGTCGCGAAGACGAAGCTCCGCGAATCCCTCAAAAAAGAGGCGGAAGGCTTAGACCTGACGGACGACAAGGACCAGAAGGTCTACGCGGCTAAGATCGCCGAATCCGTAAAGGGGGAAGCCGATTACATCGCGACGCTGGCCGAGGCCGGCAAGGTAAAAGGCATGGGCGGCGGCGCACCCGATAAACGCAAGGCGTTCGTCGAGTCGGCTACCAAGGACATGCTGGCGATGGCCGGTGTTCCGCTCGACGAAGCCGAAGACAAAAAGTAGGAGGTGAAACGTGGCAATAAACCTGATTCAAAGGGGCCGAATTCTTAACGTGCCGGTCGCGGTAGGTAAGCTCTCGGGCAACCCGACGGTCTTGGGGCCGTATCCGGGCGTCTGCGTGAACGACCGCGGCGCCGGCGCCGGTCCGGCTACCAACGCGGACGTGGAATTCGACCGTGAGTTCGTGATTTACGACCTGAGCGTTCAAGCCGTCGACGCCGGCGGAGCTTCCGCCGTCGCCGTGGGCGACGTTCTGTATTACGACGGAACTAACATCCTCAACAAACACAACGCCGGGGAAGAATACGGCGTGGCGCTGGAAGTAATCGCCGCCGGTGTGGCGACGATAAACGTCATGCTAATGAGCTCCGGCTAATAACTAAGTAGGAGGTGAACCATGAAGAAATTACTTATCGCGCTCGGCATCTTGGCGCTGGCGATTCCGTGCTACGGCCGCGTGCTCGACCTGTGGGTCGGCGACGGCACCGGCGTACCTACCAGTTATAACCAGGATACGGGCGACTCGTATTTCGAAGCCTGCATGGAAGTCGACGGCGACATTGACGCCGACGGTTATATATGGCTCTCGGACGGCACGGCGG